TTTTTTTAACTTGACATTCCCCATTAATTAAGATATAATAGTTGTCATATTGTTAGTGAGAGTATTGAATGAAGCCGAAAGAAAAACCACATTACGTTAATAACGCTGACTTTTCTCAAGCGGTGGTCGATTATGTTAAGAGTGCAACCGAAGCAATTGAAGCAGGTAATACGAAACCCGTTGTTACAAACTACATTGCTCAATGTTTTCTTAAGATCGCCGAAGGGTTGTCTCATAAAGTGAACTTTGTTCGTTACACCTATCGTGAAGAGATGGTCATGGATGCTGTCGAGAATTGCCTCAAAGCAATTGAGAATTACAATATCGAAGCGGCTACGCGAACTGGTAAACCCAACGCGTTCGCATACTTCACACAAATCTCTTGGTATGCTTTTCTTCGCAGAATTGAGAAAGAGAAGAAACAACAAGATGTGAAGATGAAGTTTATGGCTGAAGCAAGTGTAGAGAACTTTGTCGAAAACGCCACTGACGATTATAATGGCGCGCAAGGATCATTCTTTGTTGATGAACTCAGATCTCGTATTGATACAGTGAAGTCTACCGATCGTATTTTCAGGGATTATTCTAAGAAAGAGAAACGTAAGAGACGTACACGCCAAGCCGACTCTGACTTATCAGAGTTTCTTGAATAAGAACTTGACATTGTGTTTCATTTCTGTTATTATTATGAGAACTGTAGTTAGTTAGGTATATTATGAAAGTCGCGATCCTGAACGATACGCATTGTGGAATCAGAAATAGTTCTGAGGTTATGATGAAGTATCAAGAGCGTTTCTATTCCGAAGTGTTTTTCCCGTATCTGTTAGAGAACAATATCACTAAGATCCTACATCTTGGTGACTACTATGACAATCGCAAGTTTATTAACTTCAAGGCGCTCGAACACAATCGAAAGATTTTTCTTGAGAAGTTGCGAGAGTATAAGATACACATGGACATCATCCCCGGCAATCACGATGTCTTCTATAAGAACACGAACGAATTGAACTCGTTGAAAGAACTTCTTGGTCACTATATGGAAGAGGTTCGTATCATCGAGAAGCCGATGGTTGTTCAGTATGACAACACTGATATTGCCTTGGTCCCTTGGATTAACGATGACAATGAAGAAGGAACAAAGAAGTTTCTTTCTAAGTGTAAAGCAGACATCGTGGGTGCTCACCTTGAGATTGAAGGTTTTGAGATGCAGGCAGGTATACCGTGTACGCATGGTATGAGTGCTGAGTCTTTTCGAAGATTCGATCTCGTGTTGACAGGGCACTTTCATACGAAGTCTACGAGAGGTAACATCAACTATCTTGGATCGCAGATGGAATTCTTCTGGTCGGACGCTCATGATCCGAAGTATTTTCACGTCCTTGATACAGACACTCGTGAAGTGATTCCAGTCCAAAACACAATTACTTTATTTCAGAAAATTTACTACGACGATGTGAATACAGAGAAAGCCGAGTTCAATTATCGTGTGGGTAAGTTGCCTGACATTGATAATAAATTCGTCAAGTTGGTCGTCGTTAACAAATCAGACCCTAAGTTATTCGAATTCTTTGTTGATCGTATTCAGTCTAAAAGAGTACACGAGTTAAAGATTGCTGAGAATTTTGAAGAGTTTGTGGGTTCTTCTGTTGAAGATGATAAAGTTTCGGTCGAATCTACCGAAGAGTTGTTGAGCAGTTATATCGATGCTGTAGAAACACCCCTTGACAAAACACGTATCAAGCATACGGTTCATGAACTCATGATCGAAGCCCAGACGCTTGATATTGTTTAGGTGATACAAAGTTACCCCTAGTAACACTTCGTCGCGCCACGCGACTCACAGACGCTCCAGTGCGATCTTACAAGACAAGAACAGACGCTTGACAATTGATAATGAATGTTGTATTATATACTATGAAAAAAGTTATGGGAGGGTGGTAAAATTATAATCTTTAAAGATTTAAGATATCGAAATTTCATCTCAACCGGTGATGTTTTTACTGAGATACCTTTGAACCGTTCTCGATCGACCCTTGTTGTTGGTCAGAATGGCGCAGGTAAATCTACGATGCTCGACGCTCTATCCTTTGCTCTTTTTGGTAAAGCGCATCGTAACATCAATAAGAATCAATTGGTCAACTCTATCAACGGTAAAGGTATGGTCGTTGAGGTTGAGTTCTCGGTTGGTCCTTCGGACTACAAAATCGTTCGAGGTGTGAAACCAACAAAGTTTGAGATTTGGAAAGACAATTTTCTTATCAACCAAGACTCACACAATAAAGAATACCAGAGAATTCTTGAACAGAACATTTTAAAATTAAATCATAAATCGTTCCACCAAATCGTCGTTCTGGGTAGTAGTAGTTTCATTCCTTTTATGCAGTTAGCCGCACAGCATAGACGTGATGTGATCGAGGATCTTTTGGACATCAATGTGTTCTCAAAGATGAACGGTATTTTGAAAGAGCGCGTATCGATCCTTAAAGAGAAAGATAGGGCGAGTCGTTCTGAAATAGAACTGATCGAAGAGAAGATTAAGAACCAGAAGAAGTATGTTGACAAACTTAAGCAGTTAGGTCAAGAACAGAAAGAAGACCGGCGTAAAGAAATCACATTGCTCAACGAACAGATTGATGCTCTGATGCTTGAAAAAAGTAATGTTGATGAGTCGTCACTGGACGAGTATAAAACTCAAATCATAAATCTGAATAAGAAAGTTCGTGAGGTAGAGAAGTTTGATCACCAGTTCAAGGTGAAGCAAAAAGAATTAAACAAAGATATTTTGTTTTACAAAGACAACACCACCTGCCCTACATGTGATCAAAACATTAGTGACGAACTAAAAGATGATAAGACTCAAAAAGCATCTACGAAGTGGGACGAACTTGAAGAGGGTAGACATGTAGCAAGTGCTAACCTCAACACCCTGAACGGTCAGTTAGATCAGGTGGAGTCGGTGATTGTAGACTTACAGAAAAAAATTAATGAAGAGTACCAGACCAACGTAAAGATACAACAAGCCCAGAGTCGTATTAGTCAACTCTTAGAAGAACTGTCCAGATTTGAAACAGAGACAGGTAGTGTCGAAGAGTCGACGGAACAACTCAATGATTATATGTCAGAACATTCGAGGCTCAAAGACGAACGTATGACTTTGGTTGATGATAGTGCTTACAATGCCGTCATCACCGAACTGCTCAAAGATACTGGTATCAAGACCAAGATCATCAAGCAGTATTTGCCTGTGATCAATAACCTTGTTAACAAGTATCTGCAAGTGTTAGATTTCTATGTGTCGTTCCATCTTGACGATACATTCAAAGAGTCCATTCGATCTCGTTATCGTGATGTGTTCTCATACGATTCGTTTAGTGAGGGTGAGAAACAACGTATCGATCTAGCCTTGTTGTTTACTTGGCGAATGATTGCTAAGATGAAAAACAGTGTCGCAACAAACCTGTTGATTCTTGATGAGACTTTTGATAGCAGTTTGGATGCTGATGGTGTGGACAACCTGTCTAAAATTCTTGAAACGCTTGACGAAGAAACTCGTGTGTTTGTTATATCGCACAAGGGTGAATTGCTCGAAGGTAAGTTTGATGATAAGATTGAATTTGTTAAATCTAAAAACTTCAGTAAGATCGCTTGACAACAAGCGCAGAAAAGTGTATAATTTACTAAAATTAACGCGCATAAAAATGTGAGGATATTATGGAACTAAATGACAAAACTTTGGCGGTACTAAAAAACTATGCGACAATCAATCCGAATGTCGTGATCAATGAGGGTAATGTTCTCAAAACAATTTCTGAAGCGAAGAATGTTTTGAGTTCTGCGGAACTCGATGATACTTTTCCTAAGACGTTTGGTATTTACGACCTGAACGAATTCTTAAATGTATTGTCCCTCGTTGATGCCCCGAATTTGAAATTCGAAGACAATTATGTTTTAGTATCAGACGGTAGTGGGCGTACTCGTATTAAGTACTTTTATTCTGATATAGATATGCTCACAGTGCCAAGCAAAGACATCATTATGCCTGAAGCAGAAGTGTCGTTCTCTTTTGATCGTGAAACACTTTCAAGAGTCAAACGCGCCGCCTCTGTACTAGGTCATACCGAGTTGTCTGTGTCTGTCATTAACAATGTTCTTTCTTTGTCCGTCGTCGACCAAAACGATAAAACATCTAATGTGTTCTCGATTGATGTTGATGGGACTTACAAGAACGAAAACTTCAATTACGTTTTCAATATCTCAAACTTGAAAATGATTGATGACGATTATCGCGTAGACATCTCGTCGAAGTTGATTTCACATTTTGTGAATGAACAAAGCGGTATACAATACTGGGTAGCACTTGAAAAAACTAGCACATACGGAGAGTAATATAATGGCTAATAAAGAAATAATGGACCTTGCGAATCGTGTAACTCGAAGCGCAGTCGCGGTTGTTGACACGGTAACATCGAGAGGTGGTTTTCGTGGCGAAGAACTTTCGACTATCGGGCAGTTGCGGGATCAATGTATTCAGTTGATTCAGTTGATTGAACAGATCGAATCTGAAGATGCGGCTGGTGACTCTGACTAAAAAATGTGATATAATAAACTCTTATGAAAAAATTCTGGACTATTTGGAAGTATAGTTTAGGTGGGTACTCCGATGACAAAACAGAACCTTACGATAATGCTATTACGATTGTAAGGACTCTTGTCATCGGAGTAAATTTTGTGACATGTTTCTTCATTATGTCGAACGTGGTTCACAATTGGTAATATATTATGGAGTAGTTTATGTCCAAAGATTTTCTCTGGTGTGAGAAACATCGTCCTCGTAAGGTAGAGAATGCGATTCTACCTAAAAAATTAAAAGATGTTTTTCTTAAGATCGTCAAGTCTGGTGAATTGCCTAATATGCTCTTCACTGGTACCGCTGGTCTTGGTAAGACTACTATTGCTCGTGCTATCTGTGATGAACTTGGTTATGACTATATCCTGATCAATGGTTCGGAAGACGGTAACATTGATACCTTACGCGGCAAGATCAAAAGATTTGCTTCGTCTGTCTCATTGGGTGGCGATGTCAAAGTCGTTATCCTAGATGAGGCTGACTATCTTAACCCCCAATCAACTCAACCTGCTCTTCGCGGGTTCATCGAAGAGTTCTCTAGTAACTGTCGATTTATTCTGACGTGTAACTTCAAGAATCGAATCATCGAACCTCTACACTCACGGTGTGGTGTATATGAATTCAATACTACTAAGAAAGAGATGCAGGTTCTCTGTTCCGATTTCTTTGTTAGGTTGATGAGCATTCTTGAATCTGAGGGCGTCGACTTCAATAAAGATCTGATCGCACAACTGATCATGAAACACGCACCTGATTGGAGACGTGTGATCAATGAGTGTCAGCGATTCTCGATCGGCGGTCAATTAGAAACCACTGTACTCGACAACGATGAGAATGATAACTATAATCTTCTCTTTAAGTCACTAAAAGAAAAAGACTTCAAGAAGATGCGTAGTTGGGTCGCGCAGAATGTTGATGTTGATGTCTCTGCTATTTTTCGACACATCTATGATAATATGTACACTCATGTCGATCCCGCATACATACCACAACTCGTATTGGTGCTCGCCGACTATCAGTACAAGAATGCATTTGTTGCGGACCATGAACTGAATGTCGTTGCGTGTATGACCGAGATTATGGCTAACGTTGAGTTTAAGTAATGAACCCCTTTGATTATGTAAATGCAATTAACCATAGCAAACAAGATCTGATGACCGACGACCTGAAAGAGAAAGCATACAACTCTTTCCTTGTCAATCGATCGTTAAGTTATTTTCCCGATACTGTTGCGGCGGCTAACATCGTCAACCAGTATCATCACCTTGATAAGAAACTTCAATTCCATTTTTTACTAAATATAGTCAGAAAACGAAAACGCTTCTCTAAATGGCAGAAGCAAACTGTTTTCGATGATGTGGAAGCGGTAAAAGAGTATTATGGATACAGCAACGAAAAGGCGCGTTCTGCCCTGTCACTTCTTTCACCTGACGAAATAGAAGAAATAAAAAAAAGGATTTATAAAGGTGGAAGAAAATAATAGAATTTGGAAACCAGCAGATATGCTGGAAATTATACTGAATGAACCTGACGACTTTCTTAAAGTACGCGAAACTCTCACCCGTATGGGTGTAGCGTCACGACGTGAGAATAAACTGTTCCAGTCTTGTCATATCTTACACAAACAAGGTAGGTACTTTATCGTCCACTTCAAGGAGTTATTCTTACTTGACGATAAAAAATCTAGTTTAGAAGACTCGGACCTTCTACGACGAAATACTATTGCTACTTTGCTCGCAGACTGGGGTCTGGTTCAAATCGTAGACAAGTCTCAGGTCGCTGAATGTGCGCCTCTTCGTCAGGTCAAGATCATTTCCCACAAAGATAAAGACCAGTGGGAACTTTGTCCGAAATATAAAATCGGGAATAAGTAACCCCAACTTCGTTATGAGGCAACTATAATATGATACAGGCTTATATGAATGTCGATTTAAATAATCCTCTTGCCGTAAAGTACCACCAACTCTCTTTAAAATCATTTGAATGTGTAAAAGATATTTTTAATATCAATGTTCTTCAGTGTATAACGCCTGACACACTTCTGGATATTTCTTTCTCTGATAAAAAGAAACGATCGCCTCAGGAGGAAGCTACAATTTGTTCTCAGTATCGATTGATAGAACGAATCTCACAAGGCGAGAAGTTGTTCGTTATGGAACACGACGCTTATCTCATTCCCGAGAGAGAGACAATATTCCGCACGATCATGTCCGACTACGAGAAGATGCTTACCTGTAATGTAGGTATCGCAATGGAATGTTATACTACACATCCTTCTGTTGCAGAACTGTTCTGTGAGTTAGTAAGAAACGATTCTACTACTCGACAAAAAGGACCTATGGGCATTCTTCATTA